GCTTCAAAGTCAGAAAAGTCAGAACTTACATTGTAGTCTACAGATGTAGATGGCAATGGTTGACCACCAGCAGTAGATGTACCAAAATGCTGTGGATCACCTTCGTCTTCAGTAATAAGTTTTACGAGTGAAATCATATTATTGTAATTTTCTAAGTTTCATACCAATTGACTTCAATCTTGCTTTGATTTCAGCAATTCTACCCGATGTACGCTTCCAAAGTTCTTCGTTTGGTACGTTCATTTCGGTTTTGAGTCTTTGATTGACACTCATTAAAAAGTCAACTTCTCTGAGCATCTTTGTAATTTCTTGAGTAATCAAAGATACTTTGTAGGAATGTCTCTTGGGATTTTCTTTCAAACGAGCATAACGTGAGACTGCTTCATTCAACTTCTTTTCGTTTTCGTCTAGTGCATCAAGATCTTTTTGAAGTTTTTCAACTCCCTTTTTCCAAACCATCTTTTTCTTTGCTTTCTTTTCAAAGTTTTGATCTGGTTCGCCGGGATGTTTGTCTGCCCAGTCAGGAACACCATCACCATCAGCGTCAGGTTTCTTTTTCTTCTTGTGATCTTTCTTTTCGTCAATTTCCTTTGCAACCGTTGAACCAGGCATTTGTTTTAGTGTGGCATCAGTTGCTTTCTTTCCATGACTACCACCGCCTGCAAATGCATTTTTTGTAGCAAATCCAGCAACTGCACCGGTACCGGTCATTTCCTCAAGTTCTTTTTTAATAAGATTCTTGATGAGTTCTTTTAGTTCGGCTTCTTCTTCGCCGGTGATAAGATCTGGGGTTTTTGGTTTTTTATCTTTACTCATATTATTTCAAATTGTTAAGTTCTTTTACCAATTCATACGACAACAATAGAGCCATAATATGATTGTCTTTTACAACGGTGGTTGGTTTTACCTTTTCCAACACATTTACAATTTCAGACAACTTAATTGCAACGACCTGATTGTCTTGAATCTTTGACTTTGAACTAGAAATTAGTTTCTTAATCTTTTCAATTTCTTCACACACATATTTAGACAACGAATTTGTGTTAGAAATGTTCAAAATATACTCACGTATAAGCTTCTTTTGATTTTCATCAAAGTCCTTATACTTGGTATTTAATCCCTCCAATAACAACTTATATGCCAACAAACGAATGTCTTCACTTTGTTGTTTGTAATATTCAAGGAGATTTTCTTCAGTGTCAGACTTCTTAGTTACGGTGCTGCACAAACACTCAATAATAGACTCTCTGGACTGAAGAACCTCCTTGACATCAAACTTTGAAGCGGTCTTGTTTTCAAAAACTTTGTATATCGAAGCTAAAATACGATAATTTTTGATATTTCCCTTCAAAAAGCTATCAATAGGATACAATTCTTTTATCTCACTAATAAGATCGTACTTTTGTTGTGCTAACTTTTTGCTGTCTAGTTGTGCTCTGGACTCAAGAACTACACCGATCATACGATCAGCATGTGATGTGTCTCTAGCTTTTTCGTTCAACAAGAAATTGTAAAGTTGGTATTCTTTTCCTAATTCTGTGTTCTCAGAAAAATACTTAAACAAAATTTGTTTGGCAGCAGATTCGTCTTTACCACCGATAATATCAGCAGTAATTTGACGAGTCAGCAACTCAAACAAAATTCCTGTATTTTTGAACTTTGAATGCTTCGATTTGTGCATATTAGTAGTTATAATTTATAAATATATTAATTTTTGATAAAACTCCCATATTTGTATTATTCCAATATATTCGTTTCATCCATCATGGATTTTTGTTTGTTTTCCGACAATAGTTCCTGTTTCTCTTGTTTTGCAGACTTCAAATATGAGTCCAACCTAGGAACCAAATCTTTAGAAATTGTTTCGAGACTAAACACCGATCCTCCAGCAAACTTAGGAGTGATAGACATATCAGATTTAATTGATCGATTATTCTCCAATCGTCCAGTAACATCTTCTCCAAAAGGATAGTCTGATGCCCTCTTCAATCCCTTTTGAGACGGTCTCACATAATCTGAGTCTGGCTTGGCCTTTTCCTTTAATGAAGGAGCACCAGCTTCACCTCCTGCTTCAGCACCACCAGTTTCAGTGCCGCCACCACCACCTCCACCACCTCCTCCACCAGAGGACTCGCCTTCGGGATTGACCTTTTGGAATGATTTTGCAGGATCGTTACCTTCTTCTTCAATCTGTTTGAAACGATATGTTTGTTTAGAATCATCAACAATATCGTTTTTCAACGCAGAAGCATCATCATCCGACATATTGAAAACTTCACGATATACCCACTTCTTACTAAACAACTTGTTTTCAATCATGTCTTTGGCGACATTTACCTTATCACCCCAAATTGAAATCTTCTCCTTTTCAAAGACGGTGGATGGATTAGTCAATTCCAAACTAAAGTCCACCAAACTTGCATCTCTATAACCTTGAGCATACAAATGAACAATACCAATCTTGGTCAACTCACTAATAATAATACGTTGAATGCGTTCAATGGTACGTGAAAAACGTACATCTTCTTGTGCCAACGTAGCTTTACCACTCAAATCTTCATCATAACTCAAGAATGCCTTGGGAATCTTGAGAGCAGCCATCATCTTCTTACGAAGATATTCAATATCGTCTGTACCAGTAAATTCCATACCACTCAATGATTCAATGCTGGTACCACTATCACCACCACGAACTGGTAAATAAAAGTCTTCCACCATATTCTGAAGATTGAATCGTAGATTGTAATCTCCGGTTTTTTCATCGACATATGGAACCTTCTTGGTCTTGGCAATCAACTTCTCCATGTAAGAGTCAATTTCATTAGGAGGAATATTACCAACGTCAATCTTGAAAATACGTTTTTCAGGAGCACGCATGATACGATGAATCAACATTGCGTCTTCCATCAAACTCAATTGTTTCCAAACACGACGTGCACCTTCCAACATACTCTTACCATACGGAAGGAAGTTACTGTCACTCAACAAACGAAAATGTGCTACCTGATAGTTTTCCAAATCTTCAACTTTACCACCATCTGGAAGATTCACTTGGAACTTGATATAGTTCTTATTGTATAAATCACTATTTTCAACACGGGTGACATTATAAGCACTGATTGGTTCAATCATGTATACACCGTATTCGGGACTAACATATAGACGAAGATAAAAATCTCCATACTTACACATGTTACGAACATAACTCCATAGGTTAAATTCGATATTCATGATATCATAATACAAATTGCGTAGAATCTGTTTAATGTTATCATCTGGTGTATTAATAACCAAAATATCACCCAACTCATTACGAGTAAGTGATTCATCCGCATAAATGTCAAGAGCAGAACTTAGAATAGGATCCATGTCCATCGTATCATAATCTCTGAAAAGCTCGATACGAGCTGCTTGATAACTGAGAGTAAAATCTCTACTGTACTGATTGTACGCAGAAGTACGAATACGGTTGAAACGATCACGAAGTGTATTACGATCTGTTGCGTATGCTACTTCGTCAGTATCTACTACTTTTAGTTTTTTACCACCAATGTTACGTACAATAACATCTGTGGAAAAAAGTCTCTTAAGACGAGCAAATAGTGATCTACTCTTTAAATCGGTCGGTTGATCTGCCATACAAGTTTATTATTTTCTGGTAAATAAATAGTGAAAGAGTATTATAATAACCACGTTAAACTCTCTTTTTGATCTTTTAAACCTGTGGGCATTTCCCATGATTGATGGGCTGCTGCTTGTTTAGATGAATAAATTGGAGCAGATTGTGTTTCTGATCTATTGATACTTCCCAACATATTTCTAGTAAGATCAATAGACTGTTGACGTAGTTTCAATGCTGTGTCACGAACCCACAACCCAATTGCAAATGCCATTACCAAGTCATCGTTGTAGTTTCTCATGGCTTCTGCTTTACCATTATTCCAAATAAAGGTATATAATTCATCAACAATACGAGTAGATTGTACGTTAATAGCCTTTTCGCGCATATAGGTTTCCAATCGTGAAATAATCAATTGTCTAGTTACAGATGTAGTCGTAAAACCCGGAGTCATTTTCTTTTCAGATGAATGAATACGATTTGTCATTTGATGTTCCACATCCACATACTTCAAATCGGCACTACTATAAAACAAATTGGCATACTTACGGTCCAACGCTTGTTGAATTGCACCCCAACCAATATTCATATTTTCAATAACCAACAAAGCGTTATTGTATTCTGTGGCAACATTAACTAACATGTTACCATAATCTTTTGTACTGACCTGTCCTTTGTATTCAGCAACCTGTGTGAAACTTTCAACATCAATTACATGAAATGCACTGTAGTCAGCACCATCACCACGAGCAACGTCCGCTGCTAACAAATATGATCGTGAGTAATCGGGATACTCCCAAATCCAATACGATTTGTCCATTCCTCTTGTTTCAACCGGAGGACGTACTTTTGACTGTTTATAAAAATCAAGAATAGGAACATCAATGACTGTGTTACCAGATGTAGCAAAGTCACAGTCACATTCTTGAGCTGCCATTTTGGGTCCAAGAAGTTTTGTTTGTTCATCTCTCCATGTTTGATCACGTTCTGGATGTAAATGCCATGGAAGTTTGATGGTATGAAACTTGTTCTTTTTTGCGTCAGCTTCAACCCACGTTCTATGAAAGAAATTACCTACACCATTTGGAGTAGACAACACAATAGCTTTACCACCAGTTGACAATGTGGATTGTGCAGAAGTCCAAATTTCATCAATGTTGTCAATGAACGCAGCTTCGTCAATAATCAACATTGATAGTGCAGCGGAACGACCAGCAGTACCAGATGATGATACTGCTTTGATTTGTGATCCGTTTTTTAATCGTAGTGACAAACGATTATCTTCAACACATGGAACTTTCAACCAACTTGGTAGATTATCATTAGCAAAACGAACGCGGGTAACAATTTCTTTTGAAGTTTCTTGAGTAATACTAATGCACAGAATGTTTTTATCACTGTGAAATATCATCATCCACAAACTATATGCACTACTCAATGTAGTAATACCCAACTGTCTACTCTTTAGAATAATGTTATAGTCGTTATCAATCAACTCCTGAAGCGCTGTATCTTGAAAGGGATATAGTTCAAATGGAATGGTACCCCGTTTAGGATGTTGAATTTTCACATACTTCTTCATGAAGTACATGGGATTTTCAAGACACTTTTTGTATTCTGCCTTGATGATATCTCTTAATGATTTCTCATTCGACATGATTTAACTTCTCCAATTTTTGTTCGATTTTAACGATTTGTTTGTCGATCTTTTTGAGATCCTTCTTCAAATCCTTCAAAATATTTTCACGGCGTTCAATTGTCCATTCATCCATCGTTCCATCGCCGTTAGGAAACGAAATCTTTTCGTGTGATGACACAAAATCAAAACTCTCTTGAACTTTGATTCTAAACTCTTTTGCTTGACTCAATTGATTCTGAAGCAGTTTCTTTTGTTCGTAATCATCGTATTTACCTTCGATACGCAGTTGAGTTTCAAATTTGGCAATACATTCTTGACAACGACCAGTCTTATTGAAAAAGATTTGATCGTATCTATTACCCCATCGAATATCCATATTACAGTTTTTACAGATCTGTTTGGTAGCTTCGATAACAGAACTATTGACTTGATTAACAGCTCGTTTTGATCCATTCTTTTTGATCCACTTTCTTCCATTTGCGTCAATCCAAACTTCGCCTTCTTTACGACTGGCAAAATCTGAATCGGCTGTGTAACCAACTTGAATAAAAGGACGTTCTCCGTTCAGATAGTCCCTAACGATTGCCAAATTACTTTTTCCGGATGCTTTTTTCATAACTTTTTATTTTGGTTTATACTTCGAACGTATCATTAAATACTGTGATTGCTTTGGAATATGACTTTTTTGTTTCATCCAATGGATTATCTGTATATTGCCAATTCCAAAATAGTTCAGATGGAGTCTTAAATCCGTAAAACTCTAACATCTGTTTTTGAGTTTTTACAACATCCTTACCATTCCAGTTTTGACCCAAAGCAATAACTCCAGAATCAACATTTTTGATAATATCAGATTCGCCCAAAGTGGTGCGTCTATTCTCAATCCATGTTAATCGTTCAATCAACTTTTGATGTACACTGTTGGTCTGACCCCAACGAATTGATGTAAAAAATACAACGGCGTCACTTTCAAACAGTGGTTTTGTTATCTTCCACAGTTCATCTGATTTGTTATTGATACTTGCCCAACAACGATGATATCCACTTGGATTTTTATCTTTGTCTTTTAACAGTGCACCCTTTTCTCCACAATGATTTCCAAACTTGGAGGATACGTTACCTTCACACACAGCAATGTTCAATTTGCTGGCATCAATAAATTCACACTTGTCGGTTCCTAAACGTTCAGCAACCAACTTTGCAAGTTTGGTGGATTTAGCTTCATCATCTTTATGACCTTCCCACCTGTTGGATGTCGCAATCAACAATACCTTTTTCTTGGTCTGAAGATATTTGACGGTGTTTTCGAGACGCAATGAGTTCTTCTCCATGTCCTGTTGACTAGAACTTGAAGCTGCTTCGACCAAAAAATCAGAGAGTTTTACCATATCTTCTTATAAATATCGTCAATTAGTTGTAATAAGGAACTTT